GGAAGATAAGACAGGCGCTACAGGTTCAGATGGTTCTAATGGTACTTCAGGAATTAACGGAACTTCAGGCACATCAGGCGCTAATGGCTCAAACGGAACATCAGGCACTTCAGGCGAAAACGGAACTTCAGGCACATCAGGCGCTAATGGCTCAAACGGAACCTCAGGCACTTCAGGCGCTAATGGCTCAAACGGAACATCAGGCACTTCAGGTGCAAATGGCTCAAATGGAACATCAGGCACTTCAGGTGCTAATGGCTCAAACGGAACCTCAGGCACATCAGGCGCTAATGGCTCAAATGGAACATCAGGCACTTCAGGCGAAAACGGAACTTCAGGCACTTCAGGTGCAAACGGCTCAAACGGAACTTCAGGAACCTCAGGCGCTAATGGCTCAAATGGAACATCAGGTGCTACAGGAACCCCAGGTTCAAGTGGTACTTCAGGTGCAGCAGGAGATCCAGGAACCCCAGGTTCATCAGGAACATCAGGCGAATCAGGTACTTCAGGTTTTATGGGTATACCAGTATTTACTCCTGTATTTTCAGATACTTCTTATGGTGTTGATTCTTCAACATTTATAAACACAGGTGGAGGTGGTAGTAGCTATGATGCTTATGCAGGTTCAACTCAATCATATTCAAGAGGAGTTTATGTGACAGCAAAAACTACAGCAGATAATATAGATGTAGCTTTTGGTTTAACTGAAAATGCATTATCCGCTGATCCAGATGATTTAAATTATTCATTTAGATTTAATAATGGTGGTAATTTTAGAATTTATGAATTAGGAACATCAGTATTAGCTGCAACTGCATATACTTTAAGTGATATTTTTTATATAACATATGATGGTTATAACGTTAGATATTATCAAAATTCTACTTTATTAAGAACAATAGCTAGAGCAATAGGTAACCCATTAGCATTTAATTCAACTTACCTTACAAGTAATGAAGGATTTACTAATGTTGGATTTGGTCCAATGGGTGAAGCTGGAACTAATGGTACTTCAGGAAATACAGGTGCTACAGGTACATCAGGAACTTCAGGTACTAGAGGTTCTTCAGGTTCTTCAGGTACTTCAGGTGCATCAGCAGCAACAGCAATTACTAATAATGTAAATAACTATGTTGTAACTGCAACAGGTGATTCAAATACTCCATTTAATGGAGAATATAATTTAACATTTAATGGAGCTACATTAACTGTAAACGCTATAGATATAGGTACAGGTGGCGCAGGTCCAGGAAGCACTGGTGTAGGTACTTACATTTTAAGTAATAGTACCCCATCGGCAGATTTTAATACTGCTATAGGATATTGGGCCCTAAGGGATAATACAGATGGTAATAGAAATACAGCTTTAGGAGCTCTTACATTACGTTATAATACATTAGGTATTTATAATACTGCTTTAGGATATGAAACTTTAGCTTATAATCTAGCTGGTGATTATAATACTTCAGTAGGACATAGAGCTTTATTTATTTCACGAGATAAAGATTATAATACTTCTATAGGACATGAATCGATGTATAATATGACATCTAGTTTTAATACAGCTGTAGGATCTGATGCTTTAAGAGGTAGTGTTACAATTGCTAATAATACTGGGGCTTCAAATACTGCTATAGGATATCAAGCATTATATTCAATATCATCCGGAGCTTATAATACAGCGGTAGGATCTTTAGCAGGTGATTTGTTAACTACAGGTGGTGGTAATACTCTTATAGGATCTGGTTCAGGAGAATCTATAACAACAGGAAATAATAATACAATTATAGGTAAATATGCTGGAACAACAGCTTTAACTTCTACAGTAGTATTATCTGATGGTTTAGGTAATGTTCAATTATATGCTACAGGTAGTAGAGTAGCAATTAATAAAACAACAACCCCAAATGCTACATTAGATGTAAACGGTAATACTATAATCACAGGTTCATTAACAGTAACAGGAAATATTGTTAATAATTTAGGAATGGGATTTGTGAGTTGTAGTTTAACAGTAAATGGAGCAACAGCAGGAACAAGAGCAATTACAGCTTCATTTAAAGATGTAGATGGTACATCTTTACCACGACCACAACAATTAATACATTGGTGGACTAGTACAGCACAAACTGGATCAGCAGCCGTACCACCACCAGCAGTTACTAATGGTACAGTAACTACATATACAGTACTTGCAGGTACTAATGTTGTACCTATATCAAATTCAGGTTCAATTAATCACGCGGTAACAGACAATAATGGTAATTTCGTTGTACGTTTAAATGGAGGCACAGACACTCCTGCTACAATTTGGTTTAATACAGAAGTACAAGGTATAATATACTCAATAAGTACAACAATAAATACAGCAACAGCACCATAATTAAAATAATAATATAAAACACAATGTGGTTATACAACAAACAAGTTATTGAAAAACTTGAGGATTTTCCTCAAGACGCTTTTGGTTTTATATACATTACTACGCACAAACCGAGCGGAGTATCGTATATTGGGAAGAAATCGCTATATCACAACGTTAAACGCAAATTAACGAAGAAAGAATTAGCAGAGCAAACCGGCCGAGGCCGTAAACCAACAACTCAAGTAGTACAAAAAGAATCGGATTGGAAGACCTATTATGGTTCAGCCAAACCGATTCTTGAAATTTTAAAAGATGGTAAACACGATGAGTTTACTCGCGAAATCCTACAAATAGTAAACAATAAAAAACTATTAACATATTACGAATGTAAGTATCTATTTACATATGGTGTATTAGAGCATTCAGTTGAGTATTTTAACGATAATATATTAGGTAAGTTTTTTAGGAAAGATTTTGAATCTTAATTATTTTTTTGTATATTTATGATTATAAAGACATTATAAAAATGAAACAACCATTAAACGAACAATTCCGCAGAATGCAACAACTAGCGGGTATAATTACTGAATCACAGTTCACTGAAGCTGAATCTATTACTATTGAAAAAATAGAAAAAGGTAGAGATACAGGTATGGCATTTGGTGCTATAGGAGCAGGATATATTATAACATTATCTAATGGTAAAACTGTTAAATCGGATGATGAGGATTTATTAGAAAGATATAAAGTAATAAGAGATGGTAGAAAAGATATAGACCAATTAAATACACTATTAGTTGGTAAATCTTGGGATATAAATGAATCTCAAATCAACGAAAAAAATGAGGATTTATTATCTTTTATTAAACAAAATCAAGCTAAAGCCGCTGATGAAGTAGGAGCTATTCGTTTAGAAGATATTATGATAGATGATTTAGAGGATGTTGGAGCAACAGCAATATTTGATGATGATGAGGGTGATGAAATGAGAGGTGGAGTAGCGTTTAGATATTCTGAGGATGTAGATGATGATTTTGAAGGTGAAAATGGTGATGCACCAAGACCTATAGAAGTAGCTGGAAAAGAATTAATGTATATTAGTTATAATATTTAAAATGAAACAATCATTAAACGAATTTAAACGCATGCAAGAATTAGCAGGTGTTTTAAATGAAAAAAATGAGGATTTATTATCGTTTGTTAAAGATAACGAAAATACAATATTAGATCTTATTAAAGATGAAAATATTAAAAAACTAAAAAATATTTATTCAAATAATAAAGGTAATGTAATAGCTACTCCTTTATTTACTGATTATGAAATGGTATCATCTCCAAATGCAATGATCACATTAAATGGAAAAACGTATTCAATTAAAGATGTTACTAACAACCCAGATAGATTTTTAAATAAAACAGTTATTTTTCAATTAAACAAGGATAATCGACCTCAAAAAAGAACAATAGGGATGATTGAAGATAATGCTGTGGGTTTTACTGAAAAAAATATATCTAAAGGGGTTGAAATTTTATTTTCAACTTCACCAATTAAAAATGAAGGTGAGGAAGATAGATTAGGTAAAGTAAATATTAACGGTAAAAATATATATTGGTTAATGTATAACTCTTAAAAATAAAAAATATATTAAGTTAAGCTTGGGAAACCAAGCTTTTTTTATTATATTACGGTTATGCTTAATCAATCTCTAGTTGCACTGACTAATTCGGTGCTAGGTTCTGGTAAATCAACGGCAAGAGGTAACTATGCTTACCACTGTCCGCTATGTAACCACCCTAAACCTAAACTAGAGATTAATTTCACTGAAAATGATAAAGGTGAAAACCCATGGCACTGTTGGGTTTGTGATAAAAAGGGTAAAAAACTATATCAATTATTTAAAGCAGTAGAAGCATCACCTGAAAAAATGGCTGAATTAAAAGTCATTGTAAAATATGTAGGTAATGAAAAAAATGTTGTAGTTGAAACTAAACTAGAACTACCCAAAGAATTTAAACTATTAAACAATATCCACCAATCAGACATTACTGGAAGACAAGCTATGGCTTATATCAAATCCAGAGGTATTACTGAAGAGGATATTATGAAATATGGTATTGGTTATTGTGAAAAAGGACGTTATGCTAATATGGTTATTATACCTTCATATGATGCTAAAGGTAATTTAAATTACTTTACAGGCCGCTCATTCGAAAAACAACCATCAGTAAAATATAGAAATCCTCAAACATCAAGAGATATTATTCCATTTGAAATGTTTATTAATTGGGATTTACCTTTAATATTATGTGAGGGTCCATTTGATGCTATTGCTATTAAACGAAATGTTGTGCCACTTTTAGGTAAAAATATACAATCAAATTTAATGAAGAAGATCGTGATGTCTTCAGTTGAAAAAATATACATTGCTCTTGACCGTGATGCCCAAAAACAGGCGTTAAATTTCTGCGAACAGCTAATGAAGGAAGGTAAAGAAGTATATCTTGTAGACATGAAGGATAAGGATCCAAGCGAAATGGGGTTCGCCAACTTCACTAATCTAATCCAAGAAACATACCCCTTAACATTCTCGGGCTTGCTTGAGAAAAAACTATTTTTATGAGTACTATAAAACACTCTTACAATCGAATTTTAGAGATTTCGGATGACCATAAACAAATCACGTTACCCGATTCTCGTTTTTACAGACGTAATGATCATTATTATCCGTCTGTTACTTATGTTTTAAGATATTACCCAAAGGGTAAATTCTTTGAAGACTGGTTAAAAAAAGTAGGTTATTCAGCTGAATATATTGTTAAAAAAGCAGGTGAAGAAGGTACACAAGTACACGAAATGATTGAGCAATATTTGGAAGGTAAAGAAATGAACTTCCTTAACCAATTTGGTAGCCCTCAATACAGTCCTGATGTATGGCAAATGTTTCTACGTTTTGTTGATTTTTGGGAAGTTTATAATCCTAAATTAATCGAAGCCGAAGTACATTTATTTTCAGACGAACTAAAAGTAGCAGGTACATGTGATATGTTATGTGAAATTGATGGTAAACTATGGTTAATCGACTTTAAAACATCTAATCACGTTCAACCAACATATCAACTACAAACAGCAGTTTATGGTCAGTGTTATAAAGAATGCTTTGGTAAAGAGGTCGACAATTATGGTATTTTATGGTTAAAATCAACTAAACGTAAAACTAATAAGGAAAAAATGCAAGGTAAAGGTTGGGAGATGGTATTACCTACTCGCACACACGAAGAAAATCTTGATATTTTCCGTACTGTTCGCCGTTTATTTGATTTAGAAAATCCAAACGATGCTCCTGTATTTACTGAATTTAAAACTCAAGTTAAAAGAGAGTTATAATATTTATAACGAAAACAAAAATGGTGAGTTTATTAAGGTTATTAAATGAGATTAAAGGTAACCCTAAAGCTCTTATTCTTGCTGGAGCTCCGGGTGCTGGTAAAGGATCTATATTACGGGGATTAAATTTAGGTGGTTTAAAAATTTTTAATTTAGACGACACTATTGCCGCGTTATCTAAATCCGATGGGTTTACTTTAAATCAAAAAGCAGCAAGTGCTGAAGATAGAAGTAAATTTGCTAAGGCAATGGCCGCAGCTACTAAAAATCTTAAAACAGAACTTATTCCAACAGCAGTTGCTAATAAAGACTCATTTGTTTTAGATGGCACTTCAGCATCATTTAAAAATACTATTGAATTAAAACAACAGTTAGAGGAAGCAGGATATGATGTGATGATGTTATATGTTTATACTGACCTAGAAACGTCTTTAGATCGTAACGAAAAACGATTTGAAAAATCAGGTGGAGAAGATAGAAGTTTATATCCAGGTGCATTATTAGGTACTTGGTTAAATGTAGCTAAAAATTTTGAAACATATCAACAATTATTTGGAGATAATTTTGTATCTGTATCTAATACAGGCAAAGATGAAACTTTAAAGGATATTGAAGCTATATTACAAAAATATGTTTATCCATTTATTCCAAAAGACGCTAAACCTAAAACAGATAAGGAAAAAGCTAATCCTAT